CCCGGGTAAAAATTAAGTTACAAAACCGCAGTTCTCCATAGGAGTTCCCTGCAACATCTTATCAAAGAAAAATGTTCAAAACTTATAAATTCACGGTGGGAAACGGTGCCAAAACCCACTTGTTTTCTGTTGCCACACCATTAAGGCAAGATTCTTTTGATGAACTCGTAACCGGAAGCATCGCTATAATAATAAACAACCAAATCGCGACCGTCAGTGAAAAAGAAGGTGGTGTCGTCCTCCGGTGGCCCATCCCAATTGGCGTAAGTGTAGAACTTTTGTCCCTCAGGTAGTGACATCGTCTTCCCACTGACGTCCGCCACTCGCTTTGGGCTTAAGTTCTTGCTCAACATCCAACTGAGAAACGAAACCGTTTTGCTCACGGTGTTCTCCTGACTTGAATCTGACAAAGGAAATTCGCCTGGTAATGTTCTTGGGCCCGACTCGTCCCCCACTTCCCCTGGTGTGACCACTAAGGCCTGCTGAAACACTGGTGGTATCACAACCGCCCCGGGTGCCCCTACTTGAGCCGGGGGAGGAGGTGGAGCTGGAACCTAAGCCCACGTGGCGCCGTACCTCGACTCAAAGGAAGTCCGTCCCAGAATAAGATCTTTGTTGTTGCACAAGAGTGCCAACTGCTTTTGAAGCTCTTCGAAACGTTTTATATTGTCCTGGAGCCCCTGATCAAAAGCCAGCACCACACTCTTGTCGTCTTTCCCCTTGGGTGCGTTCGCCTGACCAGAACTGCCGACCTCAGTGTCTTTGGCCACATTGCCCAGCCTATAGGACAGACAACTCTGTAGGCCTATGATCACGGTGGCAACATTGCTATTGTGGCCGGTCAGGTAGTAGTCTTTAAGCGTGTTGGGAAACTGTACGCCATGTTCGAAAGGGCACTCGGCAGCGTCGTCTCGGAACTCGTTGATGTTCCTGTGCGCCTCCCTTCTCGATTCCACCACGGAATAATCTGTTCTGCCTAGTGCTCTCAGCAGCACTTGGACTTCTTTGAGCCGGTACCACTCTGAGTTCCACAACTCGGCGACCAGCTCCTCATCTCTAAACGTGTACACCATTACGCGCGCTTAGTGACTTGCTCCCTAGTCAATCCTCAATTCTGCCCTCTTCGAATTAGCTCTTCAATTTCTGCTTGTAACGGTGGTGATGGTTCAAACGGTTTCTTTTCTTTTTTCCTATTTTATTCAGAGGACACAATTGCTCATAGGTGCCTCTAGCCTCTTTCACCCCCTGGATGGCTTTGACTTGGGCGGATGGTTGGTCTACTTGGTCAGCTTCTGAAGTCTGGTTCAAAGAACTGACGCTTCCAGAAGGGCACCCTTTGGACGAACCTTTGTCCGCCAGCGTGATTTAGATGTGTGGGAAGGTGGTTTCCAGATAAAAGGTGTCGAAATCTTCTTTCGTGTGGTATAGGATTTCAAAGGCGGTGGCCACCGTATGGTCGCTCGGCAGCGTCCCGTTTGGATTAGGTTGCGGAACAAAGTCAGGGTAGTATGCTTGCATGAAGGCGGCCTGAGACTTGGCTGAAACGTAGCTCTGCAACTCCCTGTCATTGAGATAACCAATAGCGAGTTGACAATCTAGACGATGTCTAGTGTCCCCTAACCAGGCAGCGTAGGTTCCTTTTGCTTTGGCTCGGGTCTCTTCCAACCGCGTCTTCTGGTTCACGAAGGTGACATCTTGCATCACGATTTGATCTCGTACCCTAGATGCTTCGACCTCCGAGATGCTGGGCGGGGTGCTTGTTTGAATACCCGCATCCTTGTAACACTTATCACCGCCGATTGTTTTTGTGTTTTTACTAATATTTTGTGAAAGCAAAGGCGATGATTCATCTAAACGTTCCAAATCAAAAGGTCGGGGTCGTTGGGAGTATTGCGTACACATGTCTCGCAGTGATGACTGCACCAACGAAACCACGCGGTACAAGGCTAGGATGAGCAGCAAGCATGCTGTCGATACCAGCACGTTGGTAAGCGCCAAGTAACTCGACTGGGTTGACATGATTCCTGAACTGTCTGAGAGTGCTGCTCGCGAGGGAAGGTTTGAGTCGGCGGGCAACAAGGAAGGCACAATCCTCGTTCGGGTCGTAAATGTCGTTCTCGCAACGATCAGCATACTTATAGGTGCTGGCAAAGACCTTGAAGGACCTCAAACTCAGAATCACGTCCACCACGTAGATCGCTTCTTCCGCGTTCACGTCCGGATAAAACAACGGTATTGTGGCCTTCAACCATTCCGCTTGCCTCTCAGTATAATGAATTTTCCGGTCGTTGAAAGAAACAAATATCTCTTCAAGCGTGCATTTCGGGTCATGAGTCTTCGCGAAATGCCGGAAAAAGGCTCTGACGGGGTCCGCCAAGACTTGTCCCTCCACGATGAACCTTCCAGCGTGATAGGGTGGCTTGTTGACGTCGATTTTCATGGTCACTTTCAACCTGGAATACAAGCCAGCCCGCATCGAAACCTTCCACCCTTCATTGCTGCAAATGAAGTCATCACCTTTCTGGATGCCAGCGCAATACTTCAGGCCGTTGTACCTGACAGCCATTGTGCCCTTCATCATGAAACAATTTGCGTTCAGGGTAAACGGGTCGCCAGAACCGAGGTTCCATTTAATGAAGGCCTTGTAGAGCCCCTCCGCTAGTGACTTAATGTAAGCCATTGACCTCATCATGACATACAAGTCACAGACTTCAGTCGGCACGCCACAGAACTCAAGGAACATCGCATAAGCAAGAACGTGCGCAGGTCGATGTGTGCTGTCCTGGCGTGTCAGGTCGATTTGCAGGTTGCCGAAGGCCTCGATCCTAGCTCCGATGCCCTTTTCCTTAAGCTTCATGCTCAGCTCGTCGTCCGAGAGGCCAACATCCGTTATGAAATCTTCCCTGTCCATCTGGGCCATGCCGTAATACGCAAGCCTCGCATAAGGACCGAAAAAATTTGTCATTGATGCCTCATTGGCGATGATTGTTTGGCCGTGCGTCTCCTGCCCGTTCAGCCCTGGTTTCACCTTCACCTGCGTTTTGAGGAAGCTGCTCCGGCTCACGGTGCTGGCTGCATAACCGAAGGGATCGTTCCAAGTCTTGACGAAAGTTGGGCTGCGGCTGCTGATGTAGTCATACCCGAAGTTGTTGACGGCGTGTACCTCATACTCTTCCCCACAGAAAGACTGGACATAAGAGTCGAAGATCTCTTTTGCGTCGCTCACATCTTGCATGGTGAGATACAGGTGTTTGGGTTCGTTCAACTGCCGAATGATCACGTTCCGTAGGTCGTTGTACCTGTCTCTTGCCATCTGTATATCTCCCAATGCAGTAACACCGGGTATGTGACTTTTGAGACGTGGCTCGTCACCAAAACCCACCTCCATGCTGCAGCTGATCAATCCATGCGCCGCCTCAGTGACAAAATCGAGGCTTTCCTTATACTCCCTTCGACTTGTATGCTGCACTTTAGGGTTGATGACCTCATTTGCCATCTTCATGCTTGTGATGTACGATATGCCGGTTGCTTGGTCCAGTTGAGGCACATCCGGGTTCTTGTTGACCGTGACCATCCGTTCCCCAGTGCTCGCGGCAGCGTCCATCGGCCAAGCAGGGTGGAGGAACATTTCGTTCGTGGACGCATAAGGCACAAAGGTGGTGTCCATGTCATAAGGGCGCCGATACCTCTCTTTGGCTAATTGCGCATTGGTCTTATCACCGTTGATCACTTGCACATGCTCAAACTGCACTTTCGGAAAGGCATCTGCAGCGTTGCCCAAGTTCATATCCAGAACCAGCCTCTGTGTATGTCGTGAGAAGAGCACGCTTTGGACAGCCGGCATGTTTCTGAACCAACGGTGTTGTTTGTTGTTGAGACCGGAGGTGAAATAATGCTCCCTGCATCTCAAGCCCTGAGATTGTGTGACCGAACAAATCTCATTTCCGTGCGGGTCTTTGATGGTGGCGGCAGTGACTCGAGCCCTCGTATACAGGTCCTGACGAGGGAAATCGGCAGGGTCACTAACACTCCGATCAAACAAGTAGATGCTCCTTCTCACCTTAGACAGTGTGTAGAACCGCCTATCGTTTTCCAAACCGTTACAAAGCAAAAAGGTGCACAGTGCATCCAGGGGCATGCCAAAAGTGTGGGTCATCCGGACAGAGGGGGCTAGAAGCGGACTATGGCCGAACTGCGCATCCGTCTCTTTCCTCTTATCCTTCTGGAAAGTGTCAGCGAGACAAAGAACTCTCCGAACTTTGTGACGGTGAGCCAGGTGCAACCAGGCCTTTATTTGGTTCTTTGAGTAACAGTTGGCCTCATCCAAAACGAGGAAATCATACCGGTCAGTGCCACTAGGGAGGTGGTGCTGTGTGATGACCGTTACATTTTGCCCTCTTGCCTCGCTACGCCAGTGCCTCCTAAGCTCCTTCGTAGGGACGACGACCAATGCACTCTTCATCCCGATCACCTGTCGTGAGATGTCGCTCTTAGCCGAAGCCGCGAGGCCATCGATCAACAAGTGCGGTCGGACATACCGATCACCTCTCCTGTTGAAGCTGGTCTTTATTTCGTTCCAGAAGACATTGACATGTTCCTTCAACTTGTCATCCTCGTCACCCGACATGTCTCGAGGTATGAGTTCGTCCTCCGGGTTGAAGTTGCAACTACCGACGGTCGTCTTGGCATGCGAGAGAACTAACTCCAGGTACTTCACAGCCCCAGTGTCCGGTATTGGTTCTTCCCTGAACTCCTCGCTCTCAACCGCGTTCTTGACGTCAGTGTCGCTTTGGAAGCGCCCCGAGAACTCTATCTGCGATGGCGTTGGGCTTGCTCCATCATGGTAGCTGATCTCACCTCCGAAGTCGATGGATCCACAACATTGCCGACTTATGTCCAGCTGATGCTGGGAGACTTGATAAACGGCGCAAGGTTGATCTAAGCCCGGAATTGCGGCGATGGAGTCTTTTGAGGATACTGATGGCGTGAGTTCAACCTCTGAAGAGGGTGTTTCTGATGCCGGCTCACCAGAAACGACAGACTCCGGCGGATCTTGACTCAGTCCCTCCGGTCTCGAAGCGGGTTTGTCATCCGGTGACGCGGTACCGGTTGAACACTCGGGGATCTCTGGGTCGCAACTGCGCTTGACCTCCCCTGGACAGTTGGGAAAGAACTGCGGTGACCAATTGGCTCTGGACTCATCTTCCGTTTGGGCCTCCGCCTCCTGCGTGACAGGCTCCTCGAGTTCACAGTCGCTCCAACCAGACCCGTCCTCGTCGACTGTTTGAACAGGTACAGGGCCAGTGCCCTCCCAAAGTGCAAGGAGTTCCAGCATGGCCATATCCTTCTTGGACACATGTCTGTTCGTCTGACGACTCGTGTTGACATGGTCAAAGTATTCGATCCGTTCAAGGCCTGTGATGTTAGTGTACACGCAGGCTTCTCGTGAAACGACCGAGAAGGTGCTCTCATCTCTCCCAACGAGCCAGATCAGCCTGTTACCCCTACTTTGATCATGTTGCAACCTATAGATACCAAACTCGGCATAGGGGTCCTCCATGGCGTGATCGTTGAGTCTGGAGTTGAAAACGTAAGACATGGCATCTTCCCACAGACTGTCTTCGAACATTCCCCTCGGGCGATGCAAACTACTGAGGGTGACGGTGTCCAGAAGGTGCGTGAGATACCTCTTGAGGAAACCGCCGGAAGTCCTACCGTACCACTTTGCAACATAATCGAGACCTTTCTTCGTGAACATGCTGTTGTCCCTCCGCATGATTTCAGCCCTGATGACAGCATGGGTGACCGTGCTGTTGAACTCATCACTAGATAACTCCCATCTGGCTAAAATAATCTTGTCCGCCACCTTGATCTCTGCCTCCTGGCCCCTGACCTTGTTACCGACCACTTCAAAAGCGTTCCGTGCGGTGGTGCTGATTGCAGCAAACTTCGTGATGTTGTCAAAACGTACCGCTGGAACGACGAAGTGCGTCCGTTCGTCCTTGCCCATTCTCACCCTGTTCTTGAGTATCGGCAGCACGTAAAACCTGCCTGAAGCCACTTTGAAGAGTGACGGCTTGTCTTCGCCTTTGCCCACGCCGATTTTGACTTGCAGCACATACAGACTACCTATATGCCGCAACTCCTCGATGGTGATGTCAAGACCGGGGACGACAGGTGCTGGCCTGGCCCAGCTAAGCATGGCCTCCTCGTCATTGAAATAACCGGCACCCGCCGAGTTCAGGTGGTACATGCCTATTCTCCCTTTCTCCCTCTCAAAGCGGACGGCTAGCTCGTCATCGAACCAAGTACTAATCCTGCTGTCGAGCAAGGGGATCGGTAGATGGGTGATGACAAAGGCGTTGTTAATGCCTTTGTGCACCATTCCCCTGACAAGCTGGCTAGCGGAAAGATCAGGTACCATGGGGACGATGAGATTGCAACCAGGAGTAACCTTGTCGCATGCCTGAAAGACGTTCCTGCAACTGATGCTCTCGGCGAAAGCGCGCTCCTCATAGCTGTGTGTGTGACGGTGCCTAAACTCATCGCGTCCCGAAAGGATAGGTGCGCAATTGTGGACCATGTCAGGAAAAGCTGAACACTGGTACGGGGACCCACCAACCATGACATTCCTGCTTGAGCTTCTTTTCGTTTCATTGGCCACAACTGCCAAAGCAATCTTCCTAGCGATTGCGCACTCAGGGTGCGGTTGCGACATTGTGTAGCGTCTGAAGTTAAACTCCGGGGCGAACTCAGCCAGTAACTTCTCAAAACCACGCTGTGAGTTGTCCGGGACGGGGACCTCACTTCGCTCCTGTAACCGCCTATGCATGCTATTGATTTCGTTGCTCAAGGCAGTGTGGAGTGAAGGAGCCGTGCCTTGCATGCTACCTACGCTGTTCGCGAGCTCAAGCAACTTGTTTACGTGTGTCGGAAGGCCGATGGGTAACGGCTTGCTAAAGCCCAAGATCTGCCTGATTGCGTGACGTTCCTGGTACTCTGCGCAAACATTGCTCCAGTCGCGGATCGCCATCAGCTCAACTTTACCATGCCTTTTGATGTCCGAGGCATGTTCGTGATAATGCTCACTAGACATATAATAGTTAATCAGCCTCATGATGGGCAAGGCAATGGTCAGTGCGTGGAGACAACTGGCGATGTCGACGCCAATGTGAAGGAGGGGGGCGCCGATGTCTGTCACTGACTGGATTACCCGAGGTATCCATTCTGGGACAAGACTCGGTAACTCCCACAACGGGAGACCTGGCTGTATGGGGATGGGTGGTAAACTCGTTTGCACGAGATGGGCGGTGGCGTGATAGGGGGCGTGCTCTGCTAGATGTGAGAGGTACGATGACGTGATGGCTGCGGTTGAATCACTGATAAGTGTCGTGCCAATCACAGGGTCGGATGCGAGTTGTTTGGTCAGGTTCCCGAGAGGGAGGGCCCTGACGGCCCTTAACATTTTGGTTTCAAAAGAGTTTTTGTTATTATCGTTGGCCTCAGAATTCGTTTTCTGATTAACGTGTAATGAACAATTTAATAAATTTGAAATTTAG